GATTTCCCAAAATTGCTGCAGATATTCGTCCTTTGACTCAAATGGAAACTGTATGCGGTATGGATGGCAAGAAATTTGTAAATAAAATGCCGTCCAATTCATCCCCAGGTTTTCCTTTCACTGGAGCCACTAGTAAATGGCTCATATTGTTGGATCCGGAAGACTACGAGGGGTTTGAAAACCCTGCCGAGTTAGATCCTATATTTTGGGAACAAGTGGCTCAGGCTAAAGCCGCTTATCGGCTTGCACAGAGATACTATCCCATTTTTAAGGGTTGTCTTAAGGATGAACCAACGCTGTTAACCAAGGACAAGGTAAGAGTTTTTCAGGCTGCGCCTATGGTTTTGAAACTGTTGGTAAGACAGTATTTCCTCCCAATAGCACGATTTATATCACTATTCCCCAAGTTGAGCGAGTGTGCTGTGGGATTGAATCCCATGGGACCAGATTGGGAGGAATTTGACGATCATATTAACAAATTTGGAGTCGATAGAATTTTAGCAGGAGATTATAGCAAGTATGACTTGCGTCTTCCTGCACAACTGACATTGGCTTCATTTCGCATTATGATCGACATTGCAAAGCATTTCGGATATAGTGAGGATGATATCCTTATCATGAAAGGCATTGCATACGATGTAGCATACCCCGTTATTGCGTACAATGGGGATTTGCTGCAATTTGTGGGATCCAATCCCTCAGGGCAAAATTTGACTGTTTATATTAATAGTATCGCCAATTCTCTTTTGATGCGTTGTGCATTTTATGCTAAGTATCCGGAGAAACGCGATTTCAGGAAACATGTTGCCCTTGGGACTTTTGGTGATGATGTGAAAGGTTCAGTCCATGTGGAATGTTCTGAATTTAATCATATCACAACCGCCGAATTTCTCGCCAAGTCGGACATGACTTTTACTATGCCCGACAAGACCTCCACTCCCACGAAATATATGCACACTCGTGAAGCAGATTTTCTGCAACGAAATAGTGTATACATTCCGGAGATCGATCGGCGAGTTGGCGCTCTTAAGGAAGACTCAATTTTTAAGAGTCTTCATGCCAATCTCAAATCCAGAAGCGAAACGCCGAGAGAAGTAGCTGCAAGCTGCTTAGATGGCGCAATTCGTGAATGGTTTTTTCATGGAAGACAAGTTTTCGAACACCGTCAAGCACAGATGAGAGAAGTTGCCCATAGGGCAGAGATTTCTCACTTCTGTACAATGCTAGATGTGTCTTACCCAGAGATGGCACGGAAGTGGTGTGAGCGCTATAAAATGCCCCTTCCCGAGGACATGGAGAGTCCGGAAAATAACAATCCCACTGACCGTAGTCACAATGGTCACTAAGTTGAATAGTGAAGCACATATATGGATACCGACATTTTTGTATATTTGTACATTAGTACTTTATGTTAGGCTTTGTGTGTTTCGTATCTTTCTTTGAGATACCCCTATTTAGGGGAGAGTGTTGCGAGCTCATAGAATGTACACCCAGATTGCCTTAGTCAGGGCAATACTGGTTTAAATAAATAGACTACTTCATCTTTTAGAATATCACATAATACAATAGAAAACGAAGTGAAGGAACCAATAGTGTCGTTTTGCGACTTAGATGGTCAGTACACAGTGGGAGACTTCGCTGGAGTGGATCCAGTGCATCAATCTCTTACTGCTCCTGACGCAGAAATTGGTGACTTCTTTGCTAGACCTGTCCAAATTTATTCTTTTTCTTGGGCCGTTGGTCAAGCACCCTATTTATCCATAGATCCATGGTCACTCTTTTTTGAAAATCCTCGAGTGATGAATCGTATCAATAATTATAGCCTTTTACAGGCAAATTTGAATGTCAAGATTACGATTAATGGTAATGGATTTCATTCGGGACGCATGTTGGCTTTTATCAGCCATTATATACTGTGGACCGAACCAAGCAGCCGCGGGCCGGAGAAGCCCGCGATTTGGTTATTGCGTCACAAAGGATGCATTTGTGGTTGAATCCAACTACATCTCAAGGCGGAACAATGAAGCTACCTTTTGTGTACCCCGCTAATGCGCTATCTATTCCAAAGCGCGAATGGGATCACATGGGAATCATTAGTTTTGCCTCTGCGACATCACTCGCTCAAGCAAATATGGGTGGTACACCCATCACTATTACTGTGTATGCCTGGGCGGACAATATTAAACTTTCTGCTCCCACCATGTCTAATGTTGGAGCTTTGTCTCCACAAGCGAATGAAGCAGAAGAGATGTCCAGCAAACCAATTTCAGGCCCTGCCAATGTTGTTGCTAATGTGGCTGGCGCATTAAAAAGTGTGCCGCCATTATCAGGATTGGCAACTACAACTGAAGCTGCTGCAAAAATGGTAGCATCCACTGCACAAGCATTGGGATTTTCAAAACCCGCATCGCTAGCACCAATAAATAAAATGGTGCCTCATTCTCAGGGTAATATGACTAATTCTAATACTATAGATACGTCAGTGAAACTCACATATGACGCAAAAGCTGAAACTACGATAGATTCAGCTGCAGTGGGAGTGCGAACAGCCCCAGACGAAATGAATTTGTTAAAAATGGCACAACATGAGTCATATATATCACAATTTGCCTGGGATGTGAATGCTGCCAACAACACCTTATTGTGGAACACTTACGTGCATCCCACATGTTCTCAAATAATCGGTAATTATCCAGGAAGGCAAATTTGTATGCCTGCCATAGCTGGAGTTGCCTTTCCTTTTACTTTTTGGAGAGGTACTATAAAATATCGATTTCAAGTCGTGGGGAATGTGTTCCATCGTGGAAGACTGAAAATATCGTGGGATCCGTATCCCACGAAAGGAAAGTCAGAAACTAACGTTCAATATACCCATATTGTCGACATCGGTGAGACAAAAGATTTCACAATCGATGTTGGATGGGGTAGTGGAACAGCCTATAATACGGTTGGGAAAACATTAGCTCCGGTAGGGATAACAACTCCCATAACATCGGAAATGTTAGGCTCGGCGAATGGAATTCTGCAAGTTCATGTTAATAATCAATTGACAGTCCCTTATACTGCAGATCCTATTAAGATTCTGGTCAGCGTTTCAGCAGGTGACGACTTCGAGGTCGCTGTACCAGCAACTGATAAATTGCACGAGTATTCATATTTCTCACCGTCAGGCCCCCCCGACATAGTTATGCCATCTAATTTGATTCCAGAGGAGGAGGAACCGGTACCTGCTGACCAACCAGCAGATCCAACACCTCCTTTAGAACCTCTTGAACAACAGGCTAACGAAGTTGAGGACAACACTCCTGAGGGTTCCGCGCCAGAAAAGGCAGGTGAAGCCCCTTTGGAGCATTTTGGTCCTCCCACGCAACCAAGTAATGCCTTTCAAATGGTCCATTTCGGTGACCCAGTAATGTCTCTACGACAAATCTTGAAAAGATATGAACATTATTGTTCAGATAACTGGGCTGATAAGAGCATTCTTCGCACTATGGTTAAAGTTGATACCATTTTACCACGTCCACGTGGTTACTGCGATGTGCTTGAAAGTATGGACACGGAAGCAACTGGCAAAGCGTTTAACTATACCATCAATGGTGCTTTTACATGGTTTCTTCCCATGTTTTTAGCAATGCGTGGAGGCATTCGACGCAAATTTATGTACGACGGTCCATTATTATTTACGTTGGCGTCTGTATCTCGTGAATCGGATCCAGATGCCGACGTCGTACGCGTCGCCATTAATACTGCAGACGAAGCAGATGACACAATGATGTCATATACATGTACTGGTCGAGTAGGCCCTCTATCTAATGGAGGAGTTGCTCAAGACTTAGACGTCAGCAGAACAATGGAAGTGGAATTTCCATTTCACTCCAATTATAGATTCTTTGTGCCACGCAGACTGGCACAACGTTCTAAGCTTGGAACTTGGGATAACCCGAAGTATTTACTTACGGCTCCCTCGTCCAATCGAATGAATTGTATTCACGAGTTCATCGCCGCAGGAGATGATCTCAGTCTGCACTGGTTTCAAGGGATGCCCATGTTATATGAGTACCCCAATCCTGCACCCATAGTAAAATCTCAGGCCACATCTGCCTTGGAGGAAACTACTACGACGGGCGACCCGTCGGTCACTGTGTAACAGTGATGTGTTTCAGGACACGCGTTCTAATTAAGAGCTACCCAGGTTTTTACCTGTTGTGTGTCCTGAGGGATCACAGCAGGGAATTTTTCCTAGGTCGCAATTTATTGGAGCGGAGCACTTTTA